CGACCAGGAGGGCGGCGGAGGCTTCTTCCGAGAGTTCTATGTCGCGTCCTCGGTCTGTGAGATGGGTATGCTGCGCGTGGAATTGGAGGCGGTGGACGAATGAGCTTTATCCGCGTCAACGAGGTCGGCGGCGACAGCCTGGAGCGCGTGAACAAGCTGCTGCACAATATCCCCGGCGGCGTTTACAAAGCGGCGTTCTCCGCGTTGAGGCGCGCCGGAGATACAGCCAAGACCCGCGCCGGACAGTTCGCCGCCGCCGAGTACACCATCAACAAGGGTGAATTCATGCGGAGAGTTCACTCCAAGACCCACATCACAGGCGGTGCGGGAGGCGTGATGGGTATGAGCATCAGCTTCTCCGGCACCGTGCTCCCGCTGCTGACCTTCAACACCACATACAGCCGGGACGGCACCGTGCAGACACAGGTAAAGCGCAACGGCGGAGCTGCGACGCTTCAACACGCATTCGTGGCCCGCATTTTCGGCCCGACTGCCGTTTTCGAGCGCGTCGGCTCTCCGCGCTTTCCTGTGGAGCAGAAGTTTGGTCCGTCTACCGGACACATGATGCGGAACGAAGAAGTCATCGAGAAGATGGACGAAACGATCCGCGACACCTACGAAAAGCGCGTTGAGCATGAAATCCTGCGCGTGCTGAACGGATGGGGAGGCTGATTTATGACAAGGATCATTCTGCTGAAACGCCTGCGGGCCTTTACCGAGGAGGTCACCGCCGACCTGATCATGCCGACCCGTTTGCAGAAGGGCGACACGGAGCAGAGCTTCCGCCCTGCAAAGGTCTACCTGATGCGCCTGCCGGACGGCACTTCTGCCACCAAGAAGGCTCCCTATGTGCTGCACCAGGCCATTACCGGCATGGATCAACAGCCGCAGGGACAGCGTGTGACCTCCAGCGCCAAGGTCCGGTCTATCTGCTGTGTCTATAACGATGACGAGCAGGAGGGCGGGCTGATGCTGCTGAATCTCATGGAACGGCTGCGCATTGCGATGCTCAGGCAGGTCGTGATCGGGGGGCAGTTTACCCTTGACCTGGAGGTAGGGCTTGAAACGCTGGTCTATCCCGATGACACCGCCCCATATTTCGTGGGGGAAATGATCTCCACATGGAAGCTTCCCCCTGTGGAAAGAGAGGTTAACCTATGAGCGAAAAAATCATCGACACGGCGGCTCAGACCGCCGCACCAAAGACGGCAAAGAAAAAGCCTGCCGCGCCGAAGAAGGTCGCCGACACCGGCGGCTTCTGCGTCTATCTCGGTCCGACCATGATGGGCGTGATCCAGCGCGGTACCATCTATCGCGGCGGCCGGAAGGAAGTCCTTGACTCCCTTGCCCCGGTGATCGAGCAGCACCCGCTGATCGCGTCGCTGGTGGTGAGCGACGAAACACTCCCCGCCGACCGCATCAAAGTCAAAACGCCTGGGAACCTGCTGTATGTGAATTATCACAAGCTGGCCAAGGGCATGAAGTAAGGAGGAAATTTCAATGAACCACGGCGTATATGTCTCTCAGCAGGCTACCAGCGTCAGCACCCCTGTTGTGGCGGAGTCCGGCGTCCCCTTCGTGGTCGGTCTGGCTCCTGTTCAGGCGGCGGATAAGCCTGCTGCCCCCGGCACCCCTGTTCTCTGCACCAGCTGGTCTGAGGCGGTGGAGAAGCTGGGCTACTCCGACGACTGGGCAACCTACACGCTCTGCGAATTCATGTATTCGCATTTCAAGCTGTTCGCCTGCCAGCCTGTCATTTTCTGCAATGTTCTGGATATCGCCACCGCAAAGGAAGCGTCTGCCGCGACCGATGTTGCGGTGACGGAGCACAAGGTGAAGCTTCCCATCGCGGCCATCAACGATTCCACTCTGGTCATCAAGCCTGCCGGCGGTACCGGCTCTGCCTATGTGTCCGGCACCGACTATAACGCCTATTACAGCGGCGAGCATCTGGTAGTGGAGCTGCTGTCTACCGGCAGCGCCTATGATGCCGAGCAGGTAAACATCGCCTACAACAAGGTTAAGGCATCCACTGTCACCGCATCCGACATCGCCTCCGCGATGGAGAATGTGGAGCTGTGCCTGACGCTGCTGGGCATCGTCCCCGATCTGCTGTGCGCCCCCGGCTATTCTCAGCAGTCTACCGTGGCCGCTGCGATGACCGCCAAGGCAGGCAACATCAACGGCCTGTTCCGCGCCAAGGCGCTGATCGACATTGACTGCGGCGCTTCCGGCGCGCGCACCTATTCCGACGTTCTCACCAAGAAGAACGCTGCCAACATCGCCGACGAGGACGAGATCGCCTTCTGGCCGATGGCGAAGCTGGGCGATTATAAGTTCCACCTGTCTACCCAGATGGCGGGGCTGATGGCGCAGATCGACACCGGCAACGGCGGCTGCCCCTATGAGTCTCCCTCCAATAAGGGGCTGCAGTGCGACGGCCTCTGCCTGGAGGACGGCACCGAGGTCAACCTGACGCTTGCGCAGACCAACTACCTCAACGGCATCGGCGTGGATACCGCGCTGAACTTCATGAGCGGCTGGGTGGCGTGGGGCAACTACACCGCCTGCTATCCCTCCAACACCGATGTCAAGGACTACTTTATCCCGGTCAGCCGTATGTTCGGCTGGGTCGGCAACTCCCTCGTCAAGACCTTCTGGAGCAAGCTGGACAAGCCTATGACCCGCCGCCTGATCGACACTGTGCTCGATTCCGCCAACATCTGGCTCAACGGTCTGGTGGGTATGGGCTACCTTCTGGGCGCTCGCGTGGAGATGCTGGAGAACGAAAACCCGCTGACCAACCTCATGGCCGGCATCATCAAGCTCCATGTCTACATGACGCCGCCCTCTCCTGCTCAGGAGATCGACTTCGTGCTGGAGTATGACGCCAGCTATGTCACCAGCGCCCTGCAGGGCTAAAAGGAGGTTTGAATCATGGATCAGAGCATTATCAACTTCAAGGTCTACGAGGACTCTGTTGAATATGTCGGTATGGCACAGGCGACCCTGCCTGACCTGACCGCGCTGACGCAGTCCATCTCTGGCGCCGGCATCGCAGGCAATGTGGAGGCGGTCATTCTCGGCCACTTCGACGCTATGACGCTGGGCCTTAACTTCCGCACCGTCACCGATCAGAGCGTGAAGCTCTCCGAGCCTCGCCGTCACACCATCGACCTGCGTGTTGCGCAGCAGGACGAAGATGTCGTGGCAGGCAAGGTGGTCGTCCGCGCCGTCAAGCACATTCTTGTGGTCATTCCCAAGAGTGACAAGGGCGGCTCCGTCGCCCCCGCCGCGCCCTCCAACGGCTCCGGCGAGTACGCCGTCCGCTACTGGGCGACCTACATTGACGGCAAGAAGGTGCGTGAGGTCGACCAGCTCAACTTCATCTGCTATGTCAACGGCACCGACTACCTGGCCGACGTCCGCAAGGCGCTCGGCATGTAAGAGACCTGACAAAAGCCCGGGGCGGAACATCCGCTCCGGGCATCTTTTTGAGATTTGAAAGGAGTTATCACCATGGCTGATATCAACAAGACCGTTGTTCCCGCCGACGCTTTCTCCACCGTCGATCACGACGAGTACGCCGCCGCCGAGGCGCAGGCCAAGGAGAGCGTAGGCAACTACACCCTCAAGCTGAAAAGGCCCTTCACCTACGAGGGGCAGACCTTTGACGAGCTGAACTTCGACTTTGAGGGGCTGACTGGCGATGACGCTCTTGCCATCGAGGACGAGCTTCAGGCCATCGGCAAGCCCACCATCTCGCCTACCTTCTCCGGCCAGTTCCTGGTGCGCATGGCGGCGCGAGCCTGCACCAACACCATCATTGACGCCAGCGGCCGTCCCCGCCGTATCGGCGACGACGCCCTGCGCGCCCTGCCCATCTTCGAGTTCAACCGCGTCAGAGGCAAGGCCCGCTCTTTTTTGCTGGCATCGGAGCTGTAACCGGCGACGGCGGCGTCTGGCTCCGCAGGCAATGTCTTACGATGGCGAAAAACAATCAGACCCCCGTTTCCTACTGGCTGTCGCTGCCCCTGCCGTCCCTGTGCAAGTGGATCAAAGTCAGCAACCAGCTTGTGAAGGAGGCGCGGGAGCGACGCAAGAATAAATAAATCTGAAAGGAGGGCCGTCTATGGCAGGCCGCAAAGAGTATGAGATGCTATTCCAGCTGAACGCGCAGCTTGGAGGCAGTTACAGCAAGACCTTCAAGGCCGCTCAGCAGGAAATTGTGTCCATGCAGAAGGAAATCCAGGCCCTCTCCAAGACACAGGCGGATATTTCCGCATTCCAAAAGCAGCAGGCAGCCGTGGAAGCGACACGGAAGCGGCTGGAAATGCTGCGGCAGCAATATGACAATATCCAGCGGGAGATGGAGGAGACCGGCAACGAGTCCGCCGACATGAAGAACAAGCTGCTGGCAAAGCAGCTTCAGATCGACAAGACCTCTGCCTCGCTGGAGAAGCAGACGGCAAAGCTGAACGAGCTGAGCGGGGCTTTGGAAGAGGCGGGCATCAATACCGACGACCTCTCCCACAGCTCCGAGCAGCTTGCCGGCAAGATCGACACGCTGAAAAAGAAGCAGGGCGAGGCCGCCGATAAAGCTATGACCTTCGGCGACAAGGTGGGGCAGGCCTTTAATCAGGTACACGAGGCCATCGTGGCCGCAGGCATCGCCGTCGCCCTGAAAGAGATCTACGAATACTTCGCCAGCTGCGCGCAGGCGTCGATGGACTTTGAGAGCGCCATTACCGGCGTCGCCAAGACCACAGACCTCACAGACGAGGAACTGGCGGCAATGTCGGATTCCATCAAGGCGCTGTCCACGGAGATCCCCGCCACCACAGAGGAGATCGCGGCGGTGGCCGAAGCCGCGGGACAGCTCGGCATCCAAAAGGACGCCCTGCTGGACTTCACCGAGATCATGACCATGCTCGGCACTGCCACCAACATGACAGCTGACGAGGCAGCAACCGCCCTTGCGCGCTTCGCCAACATTACCGGCATGGCAACGGACAATTACGGACGGCTCGGCTCTGTCATCGTTGACCTTGGCAACAACTTCGCCACGACGGAATCCGAGATCGTGGCGATGGGTACGCGCCTGGCATCGGCAGGCAAGCTGGCCGGACTGACCGAGCCGGAGATCATGGCTCTGGCGGCGGCGATGTCCTCTGTCGGCATCGAAGCCGAGGCGGGCGGTACCGCCATGACCCAGACGCTCAACGCCATTGAAAAGGCCGTTGCAAAGGGTGGGGACGACCTCGCGGAGTTCGCCCGTATCGCGGGTATGTCCTCCGAAGAATTTTCTTCTGCGTGGAAGAACGACGCCATGAGCGCCCTGACTTCCTTCATCGGCGGGCTCGGCAAGCTGGACGAGCAGGGCGAGAGCACCGTCCTCGTACTGGAAGACCTGGGCCTGACCGGCATCCGGCAGAGCAATATGCTCAAAGCCCTGGGTCTTGCCGCAGACCAGATGACCGGCGCGGTGAACACTGCAAATACCGCCTGGCAGCAGAATACCGCCCTCACCAACGAGGCCAACAAGCGCTACGCCACCGCGCAGAGCCGGTTGACCATGATGCAGAACGCCTACAACAACCTCAAGGTAGCCATCGGCGACGCCTATACTCCCGCGCTCAGCGAGGCTTACGGCGTCGGCACGAAGGTCCTCAACAGCATTACGGCGTTCATTCAGAAGAACCCGGCGTTGGTCAATGCCATCACCGCCTTTGCAGGCGTGATCGGCGCGGTCGTCGCCGCGCTGGCTGCCTATGCGGTCGCTGCAAAGATCGCCGCAGCCGCCAGTGCCATTCTCACAGCGGCGATCCCCGGCGTCAATGTCATCATGGGCGTTACCGCTGCCGTGGCCGCAATCACGGCGGGCATCGTTGCTCTGGCCACCGCTGCGGCGAATGACGCCGTACCCAGTGTGAAGGAGCTGACCGAAGCCGCCCGCGGAATGCGGGAGGCGATGGACGAGGCCAAGGCCACCTATGATGATACCGTTACCTCCACCATGGCCGCTGCAGGCGTCGCAGACACCTACATCGGCAAGCTGGAGGAGCTGGAGGCGGCGGGGCTCAATACCGACGAGCAGCACAGGCAGTACCACAACACCCTGGCTCTGCTCTGCCAGGTGGTGCCGGAACTGGCCGATTATATCGACCTCGAAACCGACACCATCAACGGCGGTACCGAAGCACTCCGCGCCAACACCGAGGCGTGGAAGCAGAATGCCATGCAGCAGGCCTATCAGAATCAGCTCACCGAGCTGTACTCCCAGTATTCCGCCGTGCTGATCGAGGCAGAAGAAAACAGCATCGGGCTCACCAAGGCGCAGTACAGCTTGGAGGCCGCCCAGCAGAAGCTGTCTGATACCTACGCGCAGATGGATGCGCTATGGGCAGACGCGCAGAAGCAGGCGGATGCCTATTACGACCAGTACGGCTATTACACCGATGCGACCGCTTTTCTCTCGCAGGAATACTACGACCTGCAAAACTCCATCTACGACACCAACAACGAGATATGGGCGGCTGAGAAGTCCATCAAGAATTACAACAAGGCGATGGAGGAGGACGCAGACGCCGTTTCCGAGGCTGAGGCGGAGATCGCCCTCGCGGAAGAGGCGGTCAAAAATCTGACCGCCGCCATGAACGAAGGCACTGGCGCGTCCGAGGAGGCTGCTGCACAGGCCGGCGAGTTCCAGGCTGCCATCTCCGGCGTGCAGGAAAAGATCAATGCCCTTGTGGAGTCCTACAACGAGGCGTACAGTGCGGCATACGAAAGCATATCCGGACAGTATCAGCTTTGGGACGAGGCCGCAAAGGTCGTTGCAACCAGCGCAGGCAGCATCAATTCTGCACTGGAGAGCCAGATCACCTACTGGCAGGACTACAACGCCAACCTGCAATCCCTGACTGACCGCAGCGCCGACATCGAGGGGCTGAGCGACATGATCGCCTCCTTTGCTGACGGTAGTTCCGACAGCGTGAACGCGATCGCCGGCATGGCAGGTGCCACTGACGAGCAGCTGGCCACGATGGTAGCCAACTGGAAGACTCTGCAGCAGGAGCAGCAGAACGCAGCGGGGAGCGTAGCCGACCTCAAGACCGACTTCACGGCCACCATGGACGAGCTGCAGACGGCGCTTGCTGAGGACATTGAAGCGATGGACCTTGGCGACGAGGCCAAGGCAAGCGCGCAGGCCACCATTCAGGGATTTATCGACGGAGCTGTCGGTATGCTGCCCCAGGTGACCGCTGCCTACAACCGCGTCGCCGCCGCAGCCAGAGCCGCACTGTCCGCGTCCGGTACCGGAACGGCCGGCAGCATTCCCGGCTACGCAGTTGGTACGCAGTCCGCCGCACCCGGCTTTGCCCTCGTTGGCGAAAACGGCCCGGAGCTGGTCTACTTCAACGGCGGCGAGCAGGTCATGACCGCCGAGGAGACCGCCGCTATGCGCGAGAGCATGGAGATCCAGGCCATCACCTTCGCCCCGCAGCTGCTGGAGGCACTGCACGCCATCCATGGCGACGGCGCGCTTTCGGCAGAGCCGGGCGCAGGCTCCGGCACCGGATCGGTGGAGTTGCAGATCGTGTTTCAGATCAACGGCAGCGCATCGCCCGAGACGGTGGAAGCTCTGCGTGAGTACGGAGACGAGTTCGCCGAGCGCGTCCTTGAAGAGGCCGGCATCGACACCGCAAGGAGGGCCTACAAATGAGTAAGACCTACACCACCATTCAGGGCGATATGTGGGACAGCATTGCCTTCTCTCAGCTGGGGAGCGAAGCGTACACCGACCGGCTGATGAATCTCAATCCGCAGTATCTCGGGTACTACACCTTTCCGGCCGGGATCGTGCTGAAGCTGCCCGACCCTGCTGAGGATGTCGGCGATGCCCTGCCCCCGTGGAAGCAGGTGGTCGGATGAGCAGCCCGAATCAGGCGCGCCGCGTCACGGCGCAGATATTTTTCCAGGGCGCGGACATCACCAGCAGTATGCGCCCCTATTTCCTGTCGGCCACCTACACCGACAAGGAGGCGGACGGCACTGACGATCTGCAGCTGAAGCTTCAGGACCGCGATGATATATGGCTCAAAAGGTGGCTGGCCGATGCCATCGACGCAGCAGCCTCCGCAGGGAACCTGTCCGCGTCCTCCAAGGCCAAGACCG